ACCAGCAGACATCGTTAGGTACAACCTATTAGATGAGACCTCTTATGAGAAATGCTGCTTCAATGCAGATTGGGCAGGTTCATACCTTTACATCAGATAGACCCCTTCAGGGGTCTTCTAGACCCCTTCTGGGATAGTAGTTCAGTGGTTTAGAACGCTGCCCTGTCACGGCAGAGGTCGTGGGTTCAAATCCCATCTATCCCGTTCACATTAGTATTAAAGTCCATGCCAGTATACAGAGACTATGAAATTAGAATTAACATCAATGAGCTTATCGAAGCAAGAATCCCTGTTTGTGACGCTCTTCATCCTGATCACTGTCTTAGAGAGGAACAGGTCGATGAGATAGCGCATCACTTACGCACTGGTATGACATTAGACAGTATTTACTCTCAGGTAGATCAAGCTATCTGGGATTATTGTGATGCTGCTGGTATTGATAATCCTGAAGGTGATGATCCACGCCCTCATTATGGTGAGATACAACCTGAACCAGGACGTGAAGCGGAATTAAACAGAAGAGAGAAGGCAATGAAGGAGTTTGAGATGGTAACTCTGCATGGTGGTTCATGGGAAATACAAGTCCCGCGCAGAAAGTCGTGAGTATATTCTATCATTACAAACAGGTGCCCTCAAGTTTATGGAACACCTTCATTCCTAATACAATGAAATCTGAAATTAAAGCAAATCCAAACAATAATCCTGATAAACTACACAGGATGATCGTATCACACCCACCAATATTGGAGGGTAAGGTAAAAAGTGTGTATGAAGTACAAGGTGAGGCTGATAAGGTACTCATAGAGTTTCATGATAGAGTAACTGCGGGAAATGGTGCAAAGGAGGACTACATAAAAGACAAGGGTGCAACATGTTGTCTTATATCTGCGCTTCTATTTGAGAAGTTAGCGTCACATGGTATCAAGTCACATTACATTGACGCACCTTCACTGACTAGGATGTTATGTAAGAAGTTGACAATCTTACCAGTGGAAGTAATATGCAGGAATATAGCTGCTGGTAGTGTGGTTAAAACTACTACATTATCGGAAGGCACGCTATTTAACCCGCCAATTGTAGAATTTTTCCTCAAAGATGATAGTAAGAATGATCCTTTACTCACTCCTGATCGTGTTAGGCTTATGGGGGTTGACACTAAGCCCTTAATTGAACAAGCACTGGAGATAAACAATGTCCTTCAAACTCTCTTCACTCTATGTGGTATTGATCTCGTTGATTTTAAGCTTGAATTTGGTTACGATGCTCATGGTGATCTATTCCTTGCTGACGAACTCAGCCCAGACAATATGAGATTGTGGAAGAAAGGATCAAGAGAACGATTTGATAAGGATCTATTCCGTAAAGATGAAGGTGATATAGTAACAGCATACAAGTACATACTTAAGCTACTTAGACAGTTTGTATGAGAGATATAATATTATTTGGTGACTGTAAAGAAACACTATCAGCATTTCTACCAAATACTGCTAGAATGTGTGTTACATCTCCACCTTACTATGGTCTCCGTGATTATGGTGGTGAAGATGCACAGATAGGTCAGGAGGATACACCAGAAGAATATATTGAAAATCTGGTACAAGTATTCAGAGAGGTCAGAGAAGTATTGACTGATGATGGTACATTGTGGGTAAACATTGGTGATAGTTATTACAATTATAGACCAGGTAAAGGTCAAGCATTAGTACAGCAGACAGTTAGTAATACGTCACAAGATCTACCTCAGGCATGTCCTCGTCGTGGTAATATATTACCAGGTTTAAAAGAAAAGGATCTAATTGGTATCCCTTGGATGTTAGCATTTGCATTACGTGCTGATGGATGGTATCTAAGACAGGATATAATATGGCATAAGCCTAACCCTATGCCAGAGAGTGTTAAGGACAGATGTACTAAATCACATGAGTATATCTTCCTCTTAAGTAAAAACAAAAAGTATTATTATGATAACGAAGCTATCAAAGAACCAGCCAAAGACTGGGGAACCAGGGATCGTACACATGGAAAATATCACAATAAAGGTACTGGACTATCTCCTCATTCGGGACTCTCAAAGTCTTATCCCAAGAAGAATAAACGTTCGGTATGGTCAGTAACTAATAAACCATACAAGGGAGCACACTTCGCTTGCTACCCACCAGATTTGATAGAGACCTGCATCTTGGCAGGTTCGGAGGAGCATGATATAATATTAGATCCATTCATGGGTAGTGGCACAACTGCAATGGTGGCCAAGAAATTAAGTAGATCATACATAGGATGCGAACTCCACAAGGAGTATGCCAGTTTACAAACTGACCGTATTTCCACCATTCCTGCCCAATTGCCCCTATAATATGGAAGTAATCATCACAGAGCAACCAGAAATGGATGAAAGCGTAGTAACGATGGTTGAACTGGACACACAACAGATCAAATATCTTATTGATCTAATGTGGTCTACTGATCCAACCCTAGCTAACAGTATTGCTGTTAGACACAATGTGGATGATATACACCTTGAAAAACACCTTACCAAAGAGTTAGGTCGAGCTTTGGACGAACTTGATGCACCAGCATCAGGATATCGTGGGTTACGTTTAGATGAGATTCAAGAATGAGATTTCCTAAAGTAACCAGATACACCAGAGCACCTAAGGATGGTAGATGGATAGTCTGCCCTCATTGTGAAGGTGCATCAAGAGTGTATCATTTCTCATGGAGTGCTTTGCACTGCATGTATTGCAAGAGAGAAACATCCAAGTATAATTGGGAGGTTTCTTCACCAGCATGAATGCTAAAAACATGACTGGCATCGAAAAGCTAGTCTTTATTTCCTCGTTCGTTTACTTTCTTCATTGGTCATGTCTTGTTATGTCACGTTTGGTGGGTACTCTAATCGTAAACGGATTACCCGCGCTGCAGTCAATTGGTTCATCAAGCATCGTAAACTCAGTCGCTTCAACACGTATCTCCATATTATAGACAGGAGACTATGGCCAGAGGATGATGGTACATGTGTATCGATTGACCAACTCTCACGTCCTAGATACTTTGAGATTGAGATGGAGAACCGTCTTGATAACAAAGAACAGTATCTTACTACATTATTCCATGAGTTAACTCATGTTGAGCAGAGACTGCGTGGTGATCACCAGCAGAGATTTGCTCATCGTCATACCGATAAGGTATTCATTGAGAACAAATGGAAGGGTGATGTTGTTCCTAAGGAGACCGAATACATGGATGAACCTTGGGAGGTAGAAGCATACGCAAGAGAGAAGGTACTATACAAAGAATACAGAGAGTACCAGAAATGCAACGAAACTTCAAACTAGAGGAGTGGTACGTTAAGCCACATCATAAAATAGCAGATAACATTGTTGATCTTGGTGATGCCCAGAACTGGGGTACTTCTGTTAAAGCAGCAGTATCTGAGTGGCAACTCCAAGATCATCCTATGTTTGAAGAATTGTTGCAACAGTTATATGCACTCTACCCAAACCACAAAGTCAAAGAACTCTGGGGATGTACGTATAGACAAGGAGATTTTGCTCAATGTCATTGCCATCCTGGCTTTGATTATAGTTTTGCCTGGTATTTGGATACCTGTGTACATTGCTCTCCATTAGTATTTCCTGATCCTGAACACCCATGGATGCCACCATTACAGGTTGTAAGACCTAAGGTGGGTAAATTATATGTGTTCGGAGGTGATGATCCACACTATGTGCCACCACATACATGCTTACATGAAAGGGTTGTTGTGTCTGGTAACCTTGTGTCAGTTGATAAAGAGGCACAGTGGGAGCCTGGTTACTATCAGTAAGGAGTATAATACAGATAGTTCGATGGGACACCATGGCAACATTACAAGAATGGGACACATCTTATGCACCTAAAGGTGTAGAACTTGAAGATGTGACTGATGACTGGTATGATGAGGAGGGTAATTTAATCCCATGACCAAGAAGTTCTATTACCAGCATTATGACAATGCCAAGTATAATACTGTGAATGCACAGGCATTATACAAACAGTATCCACCAACATTTGAAGAGACTGAGCGACGCTGGAAAATGGATCGCTTCAAGTCACGTCAGTGTAGGAATGCTGCTAATGTACGTAAGATCTTAGCTTGGGAACTATCTCAGGAGAGTTTTGAAGCATTACGTTACAAAGCAGAGAATTTCCCTGTCATTTATGATAAGTGGGGTTTCAAACGTAAGGGAGATTTCCTTATGTTGAAAGAACAGAATACCACAGTACCAGCAGATTGTCCCTTCTAAATATGACGGCGAACAATAGTTGAAACACTATGACAGTTAATCCTGGTATCCATCCTGACATCCAGAAGTACTTCGATTATAAGTTTATCGAAGGTGAACTTCACATCTACATTAGAAAAGAAATGGTAGATGAGTTAGGGTGGACCAATTCTGATCTTGAAATGTCCTTCGGAGGCATTCGGAGGATGAACAGTTGGGGTGACGATGTACACCTGACTATTCATAAGCTTGCAGATAGAAATTACAAACACCCTTGGGATGAGCATTGTGAACGAAACGGAGAAGGAACTAAAGGCGATAGCCAGGTTCTACAAGAATAGTACTGAAGGATTTGCCACTAACGATGGATACTATGCTGTACCTGTAATGGGTAGTAACACGAAGTTGTGTATTATCCATGATGGTGCTATAATAAAGGAGTGTA